TCCCTTGAGTCAACCCCAGCTTTCATACCCTTGAATTTGGATAGACGAGGCCTGCCCATATTAAACATCATGTTGCAGATGATATGCTGACAGTCCTCGGGAAGATCATCAAAGTCTGGATACAGAACTTTGCACTCGTCAACAGTCACTGCCATATCACGGGCAAAAATTCTCTGCACTCTCTCTTGTTCAATCACTGTTCCAACAGGCTTGCCGTACTCCTCATCATCCTTGGTAATTAGGTGGCCAATTCCGAAGGTAGGTAGGTGCAGATGATCTAAGTAAATTTCATACTTGCACCCCTCATCCTCTGCGATCTCTGTCCGCACCTTATCTATGTTCATTTGCCCCTCCCCATGCCTAGAAGGTTGTCAAGAAAACTGCCCTTTCTCTTGCTTTTCTCATAAGCCTCCATGCCCTGAGCGTATGTCGGAGCGCCTCCCGGCAACTCACGAGCGTCTATCATTCCCATTTTTTCTTGAGGCAACATTTTAATCAAAAGACCCAATCCACCCGGTATCATTTCTGCAAGGCTCCTGCCGGAGCTTTTTGGCAGAGGAACATTTCTGACATCTCCAAGATATGTAGTTTGAGGGGTAAAAATAGACGCCAAACCAGATCTGACTCGACCAGTTTCTATGTCTCCACCAACTTCACGTCCAAATATATTCCTTTCAGCAAAGGGATTCCGAAACCTGTCATAAGCCAGATCCATGATATCTCTTCTCTGTTTCTCAGATAGACTATTGGAGTAGTCAAAATTAGATGGGTCAACGCCAAATGACGAAAATCCATATGGGTTTGCAAGGGTCATCTGATTCTGTGCAAAGAAGTCTTCTTTGCTCAAGATGTCCTCAAGTCCACCCGTGGCTGCGTATTGCTCTTGCAACCCCCTCATTATTGGGTCACGCAACTGAGTAATAACATCAGTGAGATCTGAGCCGCCGCCCATGTATGATGCAGACCCTGCGGGAGCAGAGCCTGTTATAGCGCCAGTGCCTTGGTCGCGTTCCATTGCCGCCTGAACAGAGGCTACGCGCTCATCTGGTCTTCCTATACCGGGTTCTGGCATTACTTTGTGATCCCTTTTACCTTCTCTACGGTCCTGAGACCGCCAAGCCCCAACATGCCCAGAAGCACAGTCATCAAGCTGTCCATGTCAAACATCGGCAATTCTGGCGCTTCCATACCAGCATAAGCAAACCCAAACATGGTCACAGGGGCAAGGACAAAATGCCATATCATGGCCGTGGCTAGGCCCCATCCTAAAAACGGACGCCAGCCAGCTACAAATATGGACCTATGTTGAGCCTCTGCCTTGTTGATCTCTATTTGGCCCATGTTGGCTTCGTGCATCTGCTTTTCGGCCATGGTCGCTATTTCGTGTGCCAACTTGCTCTTCTGGTCCTTGTCCTCTATGAACTTGTCCAGAAGCCCGGTAACCGGCCCTATCAGTGCTTGCAACATTTTGCCTTCTCCTATTGTTTGCGGCCTGTAGCTCGGTGGTCCTTTGATGCATACTCCACATAGGCATTCTACAGTTCTCCCTTGGCTATTTCTTTGCTATCCAAGCGGTGGTCCCCATATAGGCCCCCACAATTCCAGCGCCAGAAATGTAAAATAATGACGAAATTTCTGATAGTGCCTCTATACGCTCCACTGAAACCCAAGGGGTAAACATGGCTGCTGTAAAAATCCCCATGCCAATCAAGGTAAATCTAGCCATCCTGAGTTGCGCTAGGCTCTTTCTTAAATTTCTTTCTGTCTCTTTTATTTCCTTTGCATGTTCAAGCTCTTCATCTGTGACTATCCCATCGCCATCGATGTCATACTGATCATACTTGCTTTCTTCCTGTAACTTCTTGCCACTCATGATTTGTACTATGATACGATTTTCACCGTCCCGCTGTCATTGAACAATGCGCCAGTCTCCAAGCCGCTAGAGCTAGTAGGCAGATCTGTCAGTGTTATTTTTGTGCCGCGCATCTCTCCCGGTGTTCTCTCCTGAGAAATAAATATCTCTAACGCTCGTAAAAGATCGGCCATATATTGCGGATCGTACTGCTGTGGTGCCTCGGGCAGTCTGGGTGGTGGATTTTGTACCTGTGCCACTACTGCCTACCATCTGGGCGCATGTCAACACGAGGGCTACCCAACTTCCACTTTGTGCCTAGAGCAGTGCTTTCAACCCGAACAGCAAATGATCTGCCCCGTGATCGGATATGCAACTGCTCTGTGAATGTTTCAACATCACCTGATATCGAACCAATCGTTGTTCCAGAGTCTGTATTATCAAACGAAGCCCCCGGAAAGCGACGAGATTTGATCGTAAATACAGCTTGTGGACTACTTAGATTTGTTGATCCCAAAAATGTAAGATCGGGTATGACTCTTCTGATGTGGGTGAACTTGTCTCCATCACCTATAGCCATCGCAGCAGACTCAATAAAAGAAGTCATCGCTGATCCATCATCATCAAAACCAATTTCATGGTTGAAGATATATTGACTGCCAGC